GCTTGCATCTTATTTATTGCGGATCAGCCGCCCTTTTGAGTCTTTGCGAAAGCGAGTAGGCCACGCGATCTTTTCCAGCGCGATCATGCCGCGAGCCACATCATGCCGCATGGGCACGCGCGATTCGGCAGCGTAATACAGCGCCCGAAGGCTTTTGATAGTTCTCGGTGTCATTGGCATACCCTTTCTACAATGACCGCAATCACGATCAGCAAAGCCGCGCCAATAGCGCAGCTGATTACTATTGCCGCAGACTCGAGAGCCTGCATTTCCTCTTTTGTTGGTTTGTCCATATCGCAATCTCAATTGTATTTTTGAGTTTATGTCAACACAGATACCGACAAAAAAGCGCAGCAATTTTATAAACTGCTGCGCTTTAGTGATATATATATGCAACTTTTCTTACCTAATACCTACGCTACAGTATAATTTCAATAATATCATCGGCGGCAGACTTAATATCGACGGCGTCGATCAGCACATTTGTAAATGTGATCGGCACCTCCGAAACATGCTCATGCGTATAATTGACGCCCTTACGATGCAGCAAGATTACAATGCCGCCCATGTCCCGAACCATCTGCGCTTCATTGTCGAACCGGCAGTCGTCGATGATAATGACGTCAGATGACTGCTCCGAGATCAGCCGCCGCATTGCATCGATCCAGATCGTCGCGCTGACCATATCGCGACCCCAGTCGGTGCCCAGTGATTGCAATAGCTGGCGAGGCGATTTGCCGCCCAGCCATTTGACCGGCTGCTCTTTTTTAGCCGAATCGGTCATTGCATCCAATGGTATCAACTGCGACATCATCCTGCGCAGTGGATCCGCAAATGATAAGACGCAGCGATTGTCAGAATCCCGGCTTGCAATCTCTTTTGCTATACTTGTCTTGCCAACGCCCTTGGCGCCAGTCAGCGCGATGATTGTTTTATCGCTCATTAAGTGTAAATCTTGCCGTTCAAGATTTTGTAGTTGTGAACGGTGAAGTCGTCGCCGTCCATCTCGACCTCGATGAAGCCGTGATTCCAATTGTTCATCGGCGCATAATCTGGATGCATGTCGCAAAGGCACCCGCTCGACCAGCTGCCGATAACCTTCTGCTCGATCGTTTTCTCATTGTGGCTGCTGCTCTGATGATAGTGCCCGCAGATCGAATTTGATTTGCCTTTCAGGAAAAGCCCGCGCGATGGGTTGACCGGGTTGGTCATCGACTTGCCGAACTCATGCCCGTGAATGATATTGAGCTTACCTAGTGTGATCGGTGCCCGATAGTCCATGATGCGGATGTTGAGTTCGTCGAGCCTGAGCAGTTTCTGGATCTGGAAATCCTCGACGCCGAGTAGTTCCGGAGCTTTGGCAATCATCCAGCGCTCGTAGCGTTCCTCATGGTTTCCGAGCTTGTAAATGATTTGCTTGCCGGGAAAGGCTTCGCGAATCGATTTGAGCATCTCGCGCCCCATATTCAGCTCGCCAGCAAAGTCTCGTTGCCGAGGATCCTTTTCCCAGAATGAGCAGGCGTAGAAGTCCATGAAGTCGCCGACCAGGATCACGCAGTCGCAACCGGAATCGACGCCATGTTGCACTGCTAGCTCGAGCGCCTCCTCGTCGTGATACGGCGCATGCACGTCGAACAGTAGCAGCGCCCGCTTGACGCCCCGGAGTGGATACGCCCCGAAGTCTTTATTGTGACGCAGACCATTTGGAAAGCGTCGAGTTACAACGTCGCCCGGTTTTTCCGGCGCTACAAAATGTTTTTTGTTTTTTATCATTTTTCTGCTCCTGTCTCCATGGACGCCCAGCATTTGTCGAACGCTAGAATAGCACGCGTTTAAGCTAGGCCAGACCTGCGGGTTCTCGTTGTAAATCGCTCTTGCGATTGTTTTTTTGCCGCTCTCGGGAAAGCGCTTTAATGCCTCTGCGACGATCTCTTGTCTTATCGTCATTACCGGATCTGGCTGCTGCCGAAGTAGAAGCCGACGATTGCAATCGCTGTTTGGCGAACTTCAGGCAGTATCACGAAGCCCTGCACCGTGTCCCATTTGACGCCGCTGAATAGCCCCAGAAAGCCATTTGTCTCACGTGCCATGCTGACGCCTATGTCGGTGAATGCTATGATAAATGGAGCCACGATGATTGCGAAGAAAGTGATCGCTACAAGCCCACGCCGGATCCATACGCCGCCGCGAGCAGATGCACGATCTGCGCTTTCATCCGCTAGACCCTGCTTTTGGATCATACGGTCAAACGCACGAGCCTGGTTCTCCATCTGTGCGCCGATTAGTTTCATCACGAAGCCACTGAGCCCTCCGCCTAGCATTGCTATTAGTTCTGGCGTCATTTGATTAGTCCTTTCGTAATTTTGATGATCGAGACGATCATGTAGATAAGAGTGGCTACACCTACCATGAGGCTAACAACCTCACTGATTGGAGCGAGACCGAGGGTGGCGAAGAAGCCCCCTGTGCCTACGAGTGATTTTGTGATTACTTCTTCCATGTTACATTAGATTTGCTCGATCATTAGTCGGGAAGCTCGCCAGTTTGTAGCCATGTGTCATAGCTGTAATTGGCGAACAGGAGTGTGTGATTCGGGTTGGAACCTTGAGCGCGAGCTAAGGCAAAGAAAGGTTCCATCGCTGTCGGCAGCATTGGAGGCAGGACGTAGAGGACAGTTGTCGCGTCTTCGATAGTCTCCACCTGCACAGGCTTGCCGCCTTTAGACTCGTCAAAGTATGCTACGGGAATGCCAGCAGCGAGAGCCGCTTCGTGGATCGTCAGACCGTCGGCCTCGACGTAGTAAACGGCGAGAGTCTCCTCGTCCACGGCTTCCGTCTTAATCGGCTTGAACTGATCGAGGACAGCTTGCGGGCAGGTGATAGTCGTGGAGCTTGTTGCACTGATGCGCGGATAGAAGCGTGAATCATTCGAACTCATATTAGTATATTCCTTTCGTGGCTGCGCGGTTCTTTTCGAGGTCGGCCAGAACCTTAGTTTCGTCGTAAGCGATGAAGTGTCCACCAGTCCGAAGTGCGAGCAGGTCGGCAGTTGGCGTGAAATCTACGAATGTCACGGCGATGTAGTTCCACCCTGCTGTCAGCGTCGTTGTGTTGGCTACTGCGGTCGTCTTGTTGCCCACGTAGTAAACAGGAGTCGTCAGACCTGTCGAAGCAAGTGCGCTTGTTGTCACTTCGATGGTGGTAGTCCCTGCGCCGTTGCTCATGTCGATAATGTCGCCATCGTTCCCGTCGTAGTAGAACCATTGCGCCCATACGTTTAGGCTGTCTAGGCTGGCATCGTCCGTGATGGTAACTTGTGCGTCCGTTGCGCCGAGATTGGCTACCCGATCATTCGGCCTTGGATTCTCGATTGCATTGCCGAGTGCGTCCTGCCCTGCGGTGGTTTCGGATTCGGGGATAAAGTAGTTGCTAACATCACCAGCGACAACCCCATCGCGGCCATTAACAGGATCAACCCACTCGCTCGCAGATGCGTTCTTGCCAGAGTAGGTAGAAGTCCCAATAACCACATCGGAAATTAAGCCTAAAAAACCAGCATCAAAAGACTCCGAGTTGCCGATTATTAAGTCAGTATCAGCTACAAGCGATGCACCAGATGGAGTCACGGTTTCGGTAATACTGACAACATTCCCGTTTACTCGTATAGTTGGATCATTTGCTACGTCATCGGAGTCGTAAGTAACAGATATATCTGCCGCAACTCCAACAGTTATGACTTCATCATCTGTTTCCCAAATTGCGTCACCACTAGTTCCCCATCGGTATCTGAATATAACAGTTGATTTATTCGTTGCTGGATTCGGAGCACTCACCAACAACCGATGCAACTGCCCTGACCCAACCGCACCCTGCTCCCAGACTCGTGCCCCACCTGACGCAAACCGAACGACTCTAGCTGACATGGTTAAACCACCCTGAAATGGTCTCGTTGATGCGGTTGGAATTGCCACACGACCACTTACCCCAAACAGCGCTCTCTTATTAAAATCCTCCCCCGCAGTTTGTAGGATGCTCGCTTCGCTCGCGCCACCCGCGCAGCCAACGTGCGCCCCGTAAAAGCCGCCTACGCAGTCAAGGGCAGGGTAGCCGTCGAGGGATGCGTCTGCGCTGTCGTAGAGTTTCCAGTGTGCGACTACGCTGTCGTCGCTTGCATCATGTAGCTTTACGTCCGACCAGTTATCAACTGTCGCGTTAAATGCTGTTCCATCCCATCCGAGATTGATTGAGCTTGGTGTAATTGCGCTAGCGGTTGCAGTTTGGAAGTCCTGCCATACGCTAGCCGTAAGCCCTGTCAGATTGCTCG